CAGTGATCTGTGATACTGAGTAGGACTCGATACGTTTCACACGATACACTGAAACTTCTTTGATGTTTCGATTGTTGATAAGATCATCAAGCAGAACACGGTAGCGAACAATGCGAGCATTATCCATTCCACCATTAAAGATCAACGGCTTGAACGGAGACAGGTTCACACCCATATCACCAATCTGTAGTGAGGGCTGTGGCGCTGATCCTTGACTCGTGAACGTCTCACCTGACAACTTCACTGGTAGTCCAGTATAGTCGTTGCCCAGCCAGCGTTCATTGGAGTCATTCTTGAAACGAAGCGTACCGGACCCAATACTAGGGGTCAGTTCGTAGAGGTCAATCTTTGCATCAGCAATTAGCTTGTGTGCATCACTGATATGGGTTGCAGGAATAGCTGGCATTAAATAGTCCAAGAAGCATTATGCTGAATAAGGTTTACCTCGAATGCTTCAATAAGTCCACCAGAGTCTGGGATTGCCGCAGGAATATTCACAGGGTCTTTGAACCTACAAATGATGATACCCAGATACTCATGTGGAAATGAGAAGGTATCCCACTTGCGGTTAAGCTTGTAGAAATTAAGTAACCGTCCAGCGTTGATGGTAGGATTGGTCGTGACATCTAGTGCAGTTCCAGCACTGTTTAGATACCAACGCATACCACTCAGTTTGACCTTGAACGAAGGCCGATAAGGTGTACGGGGTCGAGACGAGAACTGCCAACCATTCATGCTCATCACGTCCGTCTCGTCAGGCGCAAGCTCTGTCACTACTCGTGATTTAGGGCAGTAGTCAAAGTTACCTGCCAAGTTAACCTCCCGATGAAATCTGTTTAACGAGTTGCTTCGTAGCACCACCACGTAGCATGTCGCGGCTGACAATAGCAAGAATATCATTCTCACCAAGCTGCGGCCTCTCTTCGGGAAGCACAACATAAACGTTGGAGTCCAGACGAGATTGAGGCATGACAATGTTACTACCCCGCAGTTTGTTGAGCGCAGTCGCACCACGGTTGTTCATGTCATTCAACAACTCATGACCGATACTCTTGACTGACGAGTTACGAAGCATGAACTCACCCTTGGCCGCATGGACCAGAGTGCTATCGCGCGTGGGCAAACCACCAGTGATTGCGCCACCACCAATACGACGCTCAGGCACGTAGCTACCATCAGGTCCCGGAATAGGACCACCATTCCACACACGAATGTTGAATGGATTGTTAGACAGACTATTGCTTCCAATACCACCGGGGTTGGAGCCACCACCAGCCATACCCGGAATGAAGCTGAGCAACAGACCGAAGATTTGGGTAGCAACCGCCTTAGCAGCCATTGACACGATAGCACTAATCACTGCCTTGGCCATGTCACCAAACGCGGCACCGACCGACTTCGTACCAGTGACAACACCAGAGAAGAACTCTTGGAAGCTCTGGTGAGCCGTATCGAGTGCGCCGTCAATGTTGCCAATGAGACGATCCTGCAACGAGGAACCAATGTTGTTCTCGATACGAAAACCCTGAATGGAGTTCTGCAAACCCTCACCGAAGGTCTTAGGCTTGAGTTCAAAAGCCTCGTACTGAGCGCGCAGGTTATCGTTAGCTTTGGTAAGCTCCAGAGCCTTGTTATTCACAGTAGTAAACGTATCACCCAGACGAGTCACAGCTTCACTATAACCTGCAGAATCGATCATGGCTTTACGATAAGCTTCACTACCCTTTTCACTAGATGCAGCAATCTTATCAGACTCGTCTTTAAGCTTCTGCATCTCGTCAATTTGTTCGGTGATCTTTTCGATAACGAGGTTGTATTCTTTGATACGGCTCTCGTTTTCACCACCAGTGAAGCTACCAATACGGCTGTCGTACTTACCGATTTTCTGTAGGTCAGCATTATACTGAGCCAGATCAGCCTGACGCTGCTGAACAACCTGCGTACTCTTGGGTACAATACCAAGCAGAGGATTACTAAGCCCGGTAGTTAAACCACTCTGGCGAGCAACCTGATTATCCAGCTCAGCCGTCGCTATGTTATAGCTAGCTTCGATACGACGGCCAGAACGTTCCACGAAGCTGTTAACAGCCTTGTCGATAATCTCGACTTGACGCTGAACGGTAGCCTGTTGCTTGGCAGCAATTTCATCGTTCGCTGCTTCGGTCAGTTCCTTAATCTGGCTTTGGGTCAGACCAGCTTTCTTGATTGCATCAGACAGAACAGCCTTGCGCGCATCGATCCACTCGCTCAAGGCATCATCACCCTGCTCGAACAGTTCGTCCATGTTCTTGATGTTAAAGTTCTGGCCCTGTCCGTTCAGGAACGCAGCAAGAGTTTTATCAGCAGCACGCAGACCGGCCTGCGAAGCAGAAAGCTCGTTACTATTGAACTGACGAGCAGCACTAGCAGCCGCACGTTCTTGCTTCTTACGCTCACGCTCTGCCTTAGCTGCCTCACGCTCTGCTGCCTTTGTCTCTTTAGCAGTAGCCTTGGCAGTACCTGTAGCTTGCGTACGGGCTGCAACAAACTCCTGACGTTGATTATTCAAGTTACGAAGGACAGCTTCCTTGCCCTTGTTCTGGTTAATGAGTGTGTCAATATGTGCGATACTCGCATCAATGTCACGAACGATGGGAGCCATCGTAGCTGCACGCTGAGCAGCGGTCTGCTCAGTGGCAGTAGTTAGGGCAGCACCCAGACGGCCATTGATACTGGCCAAACGATCTTGCTGCTGACGGAAACGAGGATCAGCCTGAATGGTAGCATCCGCAGCAAGTCGCTGACTAGCGCGACCCTGAACACGCGTAGCGTTACGATCAGAGAACACAGGAGCCGTGCGGCGAATGCTCTCAGCAAACTGACCAAGGCTGGGGTTAAGAGCCTTGAGGCGTCCAGCAAATTCAAAGATACCCTGCACAGCACCAGCCTGACCAGCGGCGGCCCCTCGGAACAATCCTTCCAGACGCTCACGCGAATCAGGAGCCAGACGGCTGTACTCCTTGCTGTAGCGAATCTGATCGACTTGGCTGTTAAGCTGGTTGCTAAGACCAGTGAACTGACGCCCCTTCTGATCTGCATCGACAGCAGCCTTATTACTAAGGGTAACAAGCTGCTGAGCCTGATAGCGCTTCATAGCAATAACCAGATTGTCATAACCATTAGCAGTGTTACCAAGCATACTGGTCAGACCCTCGAAGCGAGAGGTCAGGCTGTTAGTAACAATGGCAGTCTCAACGCTATCATTACGCAAGGAACCCCCCTGCGTAATCAGCTTCTGAAACTCGTTGGCAACTTCGCCAACCTTAGTAGATTGATTGTTCAACTCGTCAGCAGAGTTAGCACTGGCAGTAGCCAGTTTCTCATTCTCTACCTTCATCCTGTCAGCAGTCTCACCATAGATACTACCAGTGGTGATGAGCTTATACAGTGCCGTCTCGACATTCTGTACTTCGTTAGCCTGTTTGTACCACGCCTCGGTCTGGGCCTGAATCTGAGCGAACAAACCGTTAGCCCCGCTGAGGTCAGCTTCCTTGAGCTTCTTGAACTCTTCGGAGGTAGCACTATACTCCTCGGCAAGATCAGCCGCTGCTCGGGTCAGGCTCTTCAAGAACTCAAGCGGAGCAGCATCAGATGCGATCTTACCCAAGATGTTGTAGAACCGTTGGGTCTGAGCCGACAGTGAATCCATGGCGCGCTCTGCTGCAATCATTGCAACACCACGCTCGGACTCAGCAAGCTGCAACTGTTGCGAGACATCGAGGTTGTTCTTCGCAGCCAAGAAGAATGCAGCCGCACGAACTTCCAGACCCTGATAAGCCTGAGCCGCACCAAAGCCAGAATCCTTGAGGGTATTCAGAACCGCAGTCAGGCCACGGCTCTTGACGTCCACGTCACCAACACTCAGACCCAGCTTGGACAACTCTGTCTTGAGCTTCTCGGTCGGGTTGGCAAGGTCAACCAGCAACTGACGGAAACCAGTACCCAGAGTGGAACCCGCACGCACACCAGCAGCAGCCACCGAACCAACGGTAGCAACCAATTGCTCAAGCGAGATATTCTGCTCGTAAGCAGTCGTACCGACGTACTGGATAGCCTGAGCAATCTGCTGGCTGGTCAGCTTGGATCGGTTCAACGCAGCCGTGAAGATATCAGTCACACGACTAGCTTCAGACGCCTGCATCTGGAAGGCACCCAGCGCGCTAGTGATAAGATCGCTCGACTCCTTGATGCTCGTACCAGAAGCCGCAGCAAAGTCAGATACGGCACGCAGAGCAACTTGGGTATCGGCAACCGAGAAACCAGCCTGAGCCAACTGGGTAGCAGCTTCGGCCAGATCAACCACGGCGTAGCGCGAGTTCTTACCAGTGTCGAGAATCGTTGCACTGAGTCCCGCCAACTGCGTGTTGGTTGCACCAGAGATAGCCTGCAAGGTAGCAAGCTTGTCCTCGAACTCTATAGCAAACTTGGCACCATCCTTTAGCGCACCAATGACATTGTAGATAGCAGTAGAGACAGTAGCATAGATACCGACACGAGCAATAAGACCAAGGCCACCATCCCCAAGCAATCCTTGGAAAGCTTTCTTAAGTGGGCTGATCTTTCCGTTTGCATCAAGTCCAGCAAGCTGTTTGTCGAAATCTTTGAGGGCTTTCTCACTGTCTCGGATACCATCACTGACCTCCTTGAAACGAATACGCTTCTCAACCTGAGCCAGACGGTCGTACTTGGCAATAGTCTGCTCAATAGCCGCAGCTTCCTGCTTGTTGAAAGCAGACGCATCAGCCGCACGACGGCCCTGCAAGGCAATCGTCTCAATGATCTTACGATCAAAGAACTCCATCTGCGTGACGAGCTTTGCAATCTCCTTGTCGGTAGCACCCGAGGTCGTGGACATTGCAGCTTCAAGGCGACGCTTGGCCTCAGCAAAGCCAGCACTCGCACGAGTGAGACGAGTCTCCAGACCAGTATCCCCGAGAGCGTAACCAAGACCCTGCTGATTGTTAGTCAGCTTACCCATCGCACTGGCTGAGCCACGCTCGATGTTGGTCTGACGCTGATTAGTGGACACAGCCAGAAGCTCACGCGCACGGTCGCGAGTGGCATTAGCCATCTTGACTTCGAGCCGTTCCTGAGTTTGGAGCGCAGCAATCTGCTTATCCATCTCAAGGGTAAGAGTTTTCATTGCTTCCGTCAGGAAGTTGAAGTTGGTACGACGACCATCACCAGCCAGATCGTTAAATACCTGACGAAGTTTCTGGCCTTCCAAAACCATAGCTTCCATCTTGCGCTGACTATCAGGCGACAGGAAACCAACCTTGGCGGTCGTGTTATTAAGCTTGGAGTTCAGGCCCTCATACTCTTTGAGAGTAGTGTTTAACTGCTCCTGCTGACGCAGACGGGCAGCGCTCTGGTTCTGTCCAGTACGAGCAAGGTTAGCCGTCTCTGTATCAATAGCATTGATGCGTGCCTTGAGCTTATCACTGGTCGTGATCGACTCATCGAGGCTACGCTTGAACTCGTTGACCGCACGAACAGAGCGTGCAATCTTTGCGTCGTCCAGACCACCAGTGAGGTTGGCAATGTTGTTCTTGGTGCCACGCTGACCAGCATTGGTCAGGGTCTGCAACTGTTGGACTGCACGCTGGAGTTGCTTGACATTGATGTCGATATCGCCAAGGTCCTTCTTGGCCTTCTGGGTCATCTTGCCCGCAGTACCTTGGGCTACATCGCCCAGCTTTGCGATCTTGGAAAGAGTACCTTCGATCTTTGCATCGAGGTCAGCAATGACCTTGGCCAGACCGCCTTCGCTAACATTGATACCGACATTCGCGTTAATGTTCGCGCCGTTGTTAGCCAAGGCACCACTCCAAATAAAAAGAACCCCGGTAGTAATACCGGGGTTCTGAGTCTAATTGCAAGTTTATTCTTTACGCACCGACGTAAGCCTTGGCGTTCATGTTGACACCAATCTCCGCCAGACGGCCCGAGATTTCCGACTGCGCAAGGAAGTACGGAGTAACCTCGAACGGAAGGTTGGAGTAGTCAGTCTCACTGAACGACAGGTTGAAGCCCTTCGTGATCTTGATCTTCGGGAACACCACAACCAGCGGCACGTTGTATGCCGACAGCGTACCAGCGATCTTCATGCAGAAGAAGTCACCCTGCGTGATGGTCGAACCGATATCAAGCTCGTTCACGACCCAAACGATATCACCGGTCGAGAACGACATGCCGGTCGGCACAGCCGTAATCGTCGCGGTGTAGGGACCAGTGCCGCTCGTGGCCGCAGTCGTACGGACCGGGAACACATAGTCAGGCTGGTTGGCCTTCTGGATCAGGACGGTCGCACCCGAGGGGATGTTACCGATTGCAGTGATACCGGAGTTGGCGTCACCCGGAACCGGCAGCGACTCAATCGAAATCGTAGTCGAACCAGCCGCGACGTTGGCGGTCAGACGACCACGACGACGCTGCACAACTGCGTTCTGAGCATAACCGAGCGAACGGTACAGGTTCTGAGCCGAGAACTCGTAGCCCTCGAACGTGGTCGTCATACGAACGTTCGACTTCTGCGAATCAACCAGCGCCTGCAAGATGCCGTTGCGGAGTTCAATCGTATCCGACTCAACACCCACGGTCACGTTCTTAACCATACCAACCGAGTGCTGATCCGGGTTAAGCGAGAACACATCGGTGGACTGAGGGGCCACCATTACCGTGGCGTTACCGATCAGAAACGAAGGATTGTTAACATTTGCCATAGTAATAGTATCCTCTATTTACACTGAATTTCGTTTTATATCCTTGACTTGGTTTCACTTAAATGGCAATGGTGAACTTATGAACCAAGAAACACCAAAAGCAAAAACCAAGGTGAACAACACGCAAAGCGTACGTTTACCCATGGACCTCTACGAAGTGATCGCTAATATGGCGATCAAGGAAGAGGTGGCCATGAATACTGTTATTCTCCGACTTATCAAGTTCGGGCTTCAACAGCAAGTGAATTTTGAGCAGGCCGTACGCGAGTTTGTGTTCCGGCGCATTTCCCCCAAAGAAGCAGAGAAGCTAGCACATGGCGACGTCCCCGCAATCCATTCCTAATAAATCCATCAAGACTGAGGCCGATCAGGAACTTGTCATGACCTATGGCATGTTCACTGATATCATGCGTCTGATTGGTGAGCAGGAGGATACTGTATCCATCCTGATGACTGATGCCAACGTACGCGATCTAGTTATCCGTCGTCTCTTCACGCCGATGAAGAAGGCGGTAGAGAACGTTGACGAGCTTATCAATCCTTACGAGATTGATATCAGCCCGCTTGAACTCGACTCGATCATTGCGTGGGTGGCAGACCACGTTATGCATTTTACAATATCCACCGCCGAAAAGACTCGTCCGGTGGTGGAAAAGTATCAGGATCGGCTAAACAAAGCGTCCTAAAACCGCTTGAGGAATGGCTGGGTAACATGAGTCACGAGGAGCAGGTTTGCTGGTCCTTCGATCTTATGCCCAGCCAGTACGAGGACCTGATCTGGTCCCACATCTGGTATGACGTAACCTATCGAATTAAGTTGAAAATCGACACGGTTTCGACTAACCATTTGCAGTACTACAATTCTATGGCAGATATCGTAAGCAGCATCTTCGGCGAAGATAAAAAGAACAAGCCCGAACCGAAGAAGGTTAACGACATGGCTCCCGATCAGGCTGTCCAAGAATTGAATGACCTCTTTAAGATGATAGGTGGCGGTTAATGTTGAGTCTGGCTTCTTCTGACGACAAGTTCAAGACTTCGTTCGAGATCATCGAGAATGGAGTTGGTGTCTTTAAGGGCATCATTGACGAGATCAGCCAGACTCAGGTGCCATCCTACGTGTTCTCCCCGCCCCGTCGACTGCTCCGCGTGGATAAGCTGCTCCCCCTGACTACCAAGATGATCTTGCGTACTCAGGGTGGAACGGTTTACTTGATTGGTCAGCACGGCGATAGCGAGACGGCACAGGGCGTAGTCTTTCGTTCCTTCCGTCTATTCCAAGCAGACGATCACAAGTTCCACTGGCAGCGCCGGGTATCAGTGCAACACTCAGTTGTGAAGCTGAAAGAAACCGAGAGCCTGCAAGACATGACCCCGGCATACATCTGGGGATCGTACGAACCTACGCCTGAACAGTTCGACCGTGAGACGCATATCTCTAACGAGACGGCTCGCTTTATTACGAACCATCCTCTACAACGTCAGGACCGTGTTGACGGTAAAGACGTGATCCGTGTGGACGAACAGCTTGGTCTGTTCATTGCTACTTTAGGATAGGCTTTAGCTGCTCGCTCAGGCTCTTTAGATTTTTGCCAGAGTACTTCTTCGCAGTCGCCACCTTGCGACTACCGACAAGCGTGGCCTCGGCATACATCACATCCTCGATACGACGGAACACCGCATTGGGGATTGCTCGCGTCATATAGAAAGCAAGGAACTGTTCGAGGAAGGGACGGTAAGCCTCCTCACGATTGAGAAGCTTACGCTCGATCTTGTCGGGGAAGCTCTCGAACAACCCGGTTGACCACGCCTTCGGTTGCATCCGATCAGGGCTGTTAATCATGTCACTAGTGATGCTACCCAGCGCACTGACCTCAACATTGCCAAAGGTGATATCAGTCGAGCGACGACCACCTACACCAACACCCATCTTGGTTACAGGCATCTTGCCTTGAGGTAGAGGCGTCCCTTTGGGAGCCTTGGTGTACTTGACCTTGATCGGACCATAGGCTTGCGTGTACGCACCAGCGTTAGTTAGGTAGCTCTTGAGTTCGCCAGTTACTTTGAACCAGTTTCCTCCACCCATTTTCTTGCGCTTCTGGAGGTACTTGTAGTTACGAGCAGGCCAGTAGCCAGTACCAGTGGAGAGCTTTACAGGGCTGGTCAGTCCCTGCATTGCTTGCGAGGTGTTACCCACAATCTCCAACTGACCACGCGGTAGATAACCAGTACGTGCCTTGGCTGCGCTGTCCTTCACGAAGATAAGCTGCCCGATCTTACGGGCCATGCGCTTCAACTCCATCTCGACAATCGCCTTGAACGTAGAATCAATGCTACGCGTCAGAGCATCTTCCTTACCCTTGACAGCCCTGAATGCAACCTCCTGCATAATCAGGTTGTACATATAGGTCATACCCCTATCGACTTCCTCGGTCTTTAGGGTTGACTGTCTAGTACCCGTCTGGGTGTAAACGTTGATACTATACTGAATTGTCGAGTCAGGACTAGGCATTAGTCAATCTGCGTTTTCATCAACTGGATTGCAATATTGCGGGTACTGCGCTGCTCTGACCGACCAGCAGGCATAATCTCAAATGCAGCAACCTGCATACGAGAATACTCAACACCAGTGTTGGCGTCGATCAGAGGGATCGTAGCGTAGTCAGCAGGGCCATCCACGAACTTGTTGCGAATGATGTCGAGCGTAGCCACCTCACGGAACTGGTTCTCGTCCAATACAAGTGAGATAAGAATACCAAGCTCTGCGGTTGGCAGGCCGTCGTTCTCGTCGTACGTCCAACCCATAAGACCGATCAGATCGCTGTTGGGAAGCTCAGTCTCTTGACCGCGCGAGTCCCAAGAATAGTAGGAGATGTCTTTGGAAAGTCCCTTGACCTTCATCTCGTCCATGATCTGCTCGATGGCATAGATCGCACTTACATACAACGACTCAAGGCTGAACATCATTAGACTCCGGTGAAAGGATCAGTCCTCACCGCTAGAGCAAAGACGTCAGTAGCCACGTATACCAAGGTCGGATCAATAAGTACAGAGACATCGTAAACGTTCTGGTTAAGCTGGTTAGCCAGCATATCCCAGTCGATCTTGGCAAACCGCTCGTACTCGTTCGTACCAGAGGTCAGTCGCTTGGCAATCGAAAGCTGCAACGTAGGGAGCAACTTGAGCGCAGCAATAGACTCGATGGCGTTGGTGATCTTGAGCGACATAGCCGAACCATCGTCTGCGTAATCTTCGATCCCCGGAACACCTTCGGAGAACTCGACATATGACATTAGCAAATCAATACGGCTATCAGGAATCTCAGTATCATCCACGCCCAACTTGGTACGCACGCCCTCTGCTGTAACAGGGAAAGGAACACGCTTGCGGATAGTGTAGCCGTAGCTACCATTGACGGGACCGAGAGCGGTCGTATAAAACCAAGTGAGGCTGCGGCCTTCAAACAGTGGCTTGGTCAACGTATTAGCTTGCGGAGGAATCTCGATAAGGACACTCACAGCACCGGGGGCCGGGGTCACTTTCTTGTTCTGCACGACCGGGATCGGATCACCATTGTCGTCGTACAGGGTATAAGAAAACTCCCCCAACGGCGTACCCGTATCAAATTGAACTAGGTACGAGAAGGGGGAGTTTTCGATTTGCACTTTATTCTACCTTGAGTTACTGGGCCTTCCGAGGACGTCCTCGTTGAGCGCGCTCATTCAGTTCCTTGATCGTCGGCTCTACATCACGAGTGGGTAGGGCTTCACCAACCGAGGGATTGATATTCGAGTTGGTCGGATCAGCTTCCTGCGTGACCTTACCACTCACAACTTCCAGACGCTTGAGGCCAATCATCTGGGTAACAAACGAAGTCTCATAGACTTCCTGCGGCGTTTCCGTAAGATCAACGTTCTGCGATGCATCACGAAGTTCAAACGGGCCGGTCGTCTTAACAGTCAACTTTTCCATATCATATCTCCTTGAGAATGGAAGGGCGGGGTTTCCCCCGCCCAATCGCTTACGCGATGCTCAGGATCGAGCGGGTATCCGGGAAGATGATCCGGTAGCCCTTGTTGACGGTATGGAAGTACTTGACCTTCTGGTTCTCGATGTACTTCTCCGACTCCTCGATGTCCGAGGCATTCTCAACCAGCTCTTCCAGCGTGTCACCACGCGAGAAGCCGAGCAACTGGCCAGCCGTCGCATCCGTGCAGAGCGCGAACTTGACGTTGAAGGCAAGCGCCGGATTGGCAGGCGACAGCGTGACGTTCGACTGATTCAGGAGTTCACCCTGAGTCTTGCCGTTGTCCTGATCGGCCACCGTAAACATGCGCTGCCACTGGAACCACATATCCCAGTTACCAACCACCGTGTCAACCGGCGTACCAGCACGGGCACGCTCGACCAGCCACGCAAGCATCACTTCCCAGTTCAGCTTGTTCGCAGTCGGGGCATTCAGGTTCCAATCGGTAGCAACCGCACCAGCCGCACGAACAGGGGCCGCAGCGTGAGCCGGGTCACCATTCTTGAGCATACGATAGGCCGCAGCAACCTGACCACGCTGGACTTCACTCTGCATACGCACCGCGTACGGAGCGATCAGATCAAGCGAGGCACGGCGGGCGAACTCGTAGGTCCACTCGATACCCGAACCGAACTTGTAAATCTTCACGTTGTAGTCAGTCGCCTTGATGGAGCGCACCGGGATGCGGGTCCCCTCGGCGATCATGCCGTAACCGATGTAGTCATCCTGCTTGTCATCCACAACGGTCGTAATCATCTCCGTACCGTTAATGACACGCGACTGAGCAACAAGCGGCTCGACCGTCTCAAGGTTGGTCTGGCGATACTTCCACTGCACGATGTCGTCAATCACCGGAGCGAACAGCGCGCGCACACCCGGATAGGTCGCGAACGAGTCAGCAGCCGCCTGCAAGACGATACCCTGATCGAAGTCATCACCCGTAGGGAGGTTGAGATAAGCAAGAGCCGTCTCGTAACCGTCAAGGCCCGCCTCGACATACATACCATCCGGCTTAATAGCAAGACGCAGGTAGTCCGGGACGTTAAGCCCAACTTCCTTGGCACGACGAATGAGCGACTGACCAGCAGCAATGCTCACACTACGCTCTGCCGAAGCAAGACCCGCCAACACCTCCGAGGCAGGCTTACGGTTCTGGGAAAGTGTCAGAAGATCCATTTCAAATTAACTCCTTAAAGCTTTTCAACGATTACAAAGTCACTGCCCACATAAAGCACGAAGTTGCGCTCCATAAGTGCAGTCGGCGTACCGGTCTTTACCAAACCGTTACCCGCGCCGACAACGTGATCGCCAATGGCGATGGCCGCAGCCGACTTCGGAAGCCGCTTAATGAACCGACGTTCACAACCGACAACCTTGACACCTTCCTGAGTACGATCCTCGTAGGTATAGATACGACCATAGACCGCATCACCATCACCCGCGAGCTTCACAGTACCCGGCGCAGTAGCGTCGATAGCCACCGCCTTACCGATTGCCGAAGCATCGGTCGTCCCCGAAATGAAGCGCGTGAACGTATCAGTCTCAAAACTGAACGCCTCAAGCACTACACCATTGATATTGATAGCAGGCATGTAGTTAACTCCTTGTTACTTGTTCTTGTTACGCTTGAAGGCAGACAGCGTGGCGACACGCTCATCATCCTTATCCTCGGTCGAGTTCGCAGCATTCGACACACCACCAACCGGCAGAGCCGACAGCGTGGCCTTATGCTCCTCAATCAGCGAGAGCTTGTCAGCCAGCGCCTCCGGGACCTGCACGTCCGACTTACCAGCGAGCGCGAGAACCGCTACAAGCTGCTTGCCGACATAATCATTCGCCGCTGCCAGAGCCACCGCGTCCGCAGTCGGGGCAGTTGCTTCCTTGGCAGTCGTCAGTTCCGCCTCAAGAGTCGTAACGCGACCCTCAGCCGTCTCTGCACGCGTCAGGTTCGCAGCCGCCGCACTCTCCGCAGCCACCAGCTTACCATCCACTACAATCTTTTCTGCGCGAGCCGTCGAAAGCTGCACTACAAGTTCATTAAGATCCACGTCATTATCTCCTGTTGGGTTTGCAGAGGCGGTGATGTAAAGCTCGTTTACATCGAATCCACTTGCGGCAAGCTTCTCAACGTCCAGACCCAACTTAGCGTTATCGTTCCCAATAATCTTGCTATTTGGTGCTGCACCGCGACTCACCGCGCTAAGTTCCATGAAATCTTCCAGACCATCCACACGCGGATGCACGCCACCCTTGTTCAGAACGTGGCCCTTGTCGCAAGTCTTGGTCATGACCGGCTCGTAGTTGCCAGCCTTGAGTGCAGCGATATAGTCGAAACCACATGCCGAACACTTAATCGAGGAAGGAAGGAAGCCTACTGACACCTCATCCTGAGTACCACTGTTCGTCTTGGCGATCAGATCAGTCTCAGTGGGGTCAAGGTAGAACAGACCACGAAGCTCAGGAATACCAGAATCCTGACGCATCTCAGCATAGAAGAACTTCCCTTTGGGAGCGCCTTCCATGTTGTGATCCTGCATGAACGGAATAGGATCGGTCACAACTGCCTGAGCCATCTGCGCGAGCGTGAGCGGCGTAATGACCGCACCCTCATACAGACCCTGCTTCTTGAGCGGACGCGAGGAAGTAGCCACGACCTCGAACACCGGGAACTGTCCCGTTTCTGCATCTTCACCCAGTACC